CTACCGCTGTAAATCCAGAAGTTTTAACTGCTTGCCATGCAGCTCCGCCTGATACAGTTGCAAAAGATAATGCACCTGAACCATTTGTTTTTAAAACTTGATCGGCAGATCCATCAGATGAAGGTAAAGTAAAATATGTTGATGATGTATTATTTGCTATTCCAGCAACATTAATTCTACCTAAATCTGCCATAATATCGTACATTCGAGATCCATCTGAATATACTAAAGATTTACTTCCTTGAGTAATAGCGACACCATTTGCAGCATGACCTGTATTACTAAATGTAAGTGTAAAAGAACCTGACGTATTATTAAATAATGTATATTGACTTTCTACAGCATCAGTAAATACTTGAATATTTCCAGTTAAAGTTCCTGTAAATTCAAGTACAGCATTATGTACTTGATCATCTGTAGTTGAATCATCAGTATTAGTTGTAGAATTATTTGATGTTAATGTAACGTTAGCAGAACCTGCAACTGATACTGCTTGATAACCTCTAATTGAAGAATCAAGTCTGTTAAAAACAAAATTAGTTAAATTACCCCAATTTCCTGAGTTTTCACCAGAAGCTTGTCTCTCTATTTTTAATCTCGATGTAAACGTTGATGGCATATGTATATATACTCTTAAATTTTATATTTGTAAATAATAATCATTTGTATGTTATTGTCTAGTGAATATTCGTCCATGTTTCTGTATTAGTGCTAGTATCTATATTATCCCAAAATTTAAGTGTAGCAACGGTTGGAGTGATAGTTTGACCAGTTATAGTTAAAAAGTTATTAGAATTAGCTATTACATTTCCTAAAAAAGTAGTTACTCCATTACCAGTTAAAGAAAGAACTTGATCAGCTCTTATAGCTATCGTATTAGCTGTAACTGTGGCTTCTTCTCCTGTAATAGGAATAATATTATTTAATACTAAAGTAATATTTCCTAAATCTGTATTTAATTCAAATCCTATTATATCAACACTATTAGCAGTTCCTGTTGCAACATTTCCTACAGATACATCTAAAGCTATTTCAGCACCAGTTTGAATTGTAATAGATCCACCAGCTTGAATTGAAATTAATCCTAAATTTGCATTTAATGATTGTCCACTAATAGTAACATTAGCTTCATTAAGTACAATTACATTATTTAAAGATATATTTGCTAATTGACCACTGATAGAAATATCAGCATTAGCAATTGTAATTACATCACCTACACTTGCTGTAAGTTGAGTTAAAGTTGAAATTGCAAAAACATTTCCAGTTCCTGTAAGAACTGCACCATGACCTATGTTCCAGGCACCACTTGACCATTCATCGGCGTTCCAGTAACCACCAAAATCTATTTGAGTTTCTAATTGTTGACCAGTAACATTTGCAAGAGCATCAGGAGATGTATTCCAAGCTCCTACGTTATACCCTAGCCTGCTCCAACCTTCTTGCGCTGTTGGCATAGGAGTTTACCTCTCTATGCTATACGAATTAATCCGTTAGTAGCATCAGCGTTTGGAAACTGTAGCTCGAATGTTCCGTTTGTAGATGTTTTAACACCACCAAAATCTAAAACTGCAATTGCAGCATTACTTAAACTGTTATTATAAATTAAAGCAGCTTGTGCAGAAATAGTTGCATTAGCAAATGTAACATTATCAGCATCAAATATTGCTGTAGTTCCATCAACAGTAATTGCAACGTTAGTTAATGTAGCTCCACCAGTTGTGTAATTAGTTCCAGCATTTGAAATTTCATTACTTGTAGTGTACGCAGTAGTGTTTTGATCTAAAGTAGCAAGGTTCGAATATAAAGCACACTTTAATGTACTTGCAACTAAATTTGCTCCTGGCTTCATTAAGTCTTCCTTAAATGTAACCGTGATAGCTTGTGTAATCGGCATTTTTTATTGTCCTCCAGTTAAAGTGTTTTCACCAAGTGGGCTACCAGGAAATTTAAAGTCCGTTCTTCTTCTTCTACGAGCTTCATTATTAATAGCAGTCACACTCTCAACATATTTTTTGTTGTAGATATTATAGTCTTCCATGTTCTTTGTAAAGATATTTGCTTCAGATAAACTACCATATAAAAGAGCATCTGGAGTATTAGTGGTATAGTAATTAGTAGTATTCGTATTAGATAATGGATTAATTCTACCTTGATATCCTAATTGCATAGTATAAGCTTGATTAGGTGTAGGAGCTAAATATAATGTATTATCATCAAAATTAGCAAAATATTTAGGTTGACCAGTAATACTTGTATTAGGCCAATATTCTTGTACAAATTCTAAAGGTTTAATTTCTAAAAAAGTAACGTTTCCACTTACTATTATACTTGCATAATTAATAAGCATAGGTTCTATTGCTGATGGTAAAGTTACAAATCTATCTCCTGAAAAAACTGATGAAGTAACGTTTAAATTAAATCCTACTGGATCAATATCTCTTGATAATCTAAATTCTGTATTATTTATAAATGTATCTAATTGAGCTATAAAATCAGTTCCATTATTTTCAGCCCAGAGTTGTATATCACTTCTTAGGCTTGAGTATGTCATTGGCATTTTTTTCTTCTCCTGGCATTACACCAAATTTAGACCATACATATCCTTTAAATGCGTAAGTTCCCCAATGAGTAAGAGGACTTAATAAATCAGCATATATTTTACCGCCAATCTTTTGCCACATTCTACAGAAAGCATAGTCTTCACTTAAGTATCTATTACTTTTTTCATCAATAATACAGTCAAAAAATGCATATGTGTTTTTAGAAGTAAATCTATCAGTATTAATGATTTGATCACTTGTATATTTAAGATTAGGATAAGCTTTAATCATTTTAGTAAAAACTTCTTTTTTAATACACATAAAGCCAGTTGCAGCATCTAATACTTCAACAAATCCATTTTTCATTTGTATATTTTTAGGATCTGTAAAGTTTAAATTATATCCTAAAGCTTTTTGCTCCATATTTTCAAAATCTCCTTTTTTAGCAAGTTCTGTAACATGATTCCAGTCTACAGATTTTCTAGCATAAATACCACAAGCTATATCGTGGCCTGAATCTAGTAATCTCCATATATTAGAACCATTAAAACCTATATCTGCATCTATAAACATTAAATGAGTAAATCGATCATCTTTTTCACATAAGTCTAAAAATTGTGCAACTAAAGTATTTCTAGCTCGTGTAACTAAACTTTCATTTCCCATAGTATTAAGAACCATGTGAAAATTATTTTTAACAGCTACTGATTGAGTTTGAAGAATTCCATGAAGATAACCTTCATTTAACATTCCGCCGTAACAAGGAGTTGCAACTACTACTCCGTATTTTTTTTTATTTAATTCATCGCTCATGGAGTGTTAACAATAACACTTCCTAGAGATGTTGTTAACAAATTTGTTGTAGCTTGTGCAACTCCAACAGCTAATACAGCTCCTGATGTATTAGGGTATATAGTCTGAATCTGATCTGGAACACCACCTATGAGTGAATTTGGAACGTTTAAACGTGCATTTTCTAAAGTTTCAGCATCAGTAAAATAAGTTAAATCAAGTTGTGGATGTTTTGGTTCGTATTCAGAATCATGTACAAATAGACCATTCCATTCAAATAACATTTCATTATGAGGAAATTCTAATCCACTTCTATCTGATATAGTTCTTCCATATTTACCACTTGAAAATTTAGTATAAGGTGCTCTATGCGGTTTTTTTCCTCGTTCTCTATTTGAGTTTGCTTTCATTAATAAGCTCTCCCATAACCAGGTACTATTCGTGTAGTAGGTGTAGAGTCAGCAGCTTGTGCTCTTGAAAATGCTTCTTCATAATCTAATTTTAATTCAGCTCGTGTGCCTCCATCAATTGAAGGTCTTTTTTTACTTAAAAAATAAGCTAGTCCAGAACACATTGCTTCTATCCAACGAGAAGGTACATCTACATTTTGATCTACTCCAGCAACAGTACTTGCAGTTACATCTTCTATTCTTCGTATTCTCCAATATCTCATTATATCAGTTGAATTAATAGGTGTTGGATATAAAAATAAAACAGGTGTAGCTAATCTTTGTAAAAAATACTGAGTAGGTAATGATTGAGTTGATTTAACTCCAATTGCTTCGTAATCTCCTAAAGCTAAACGTGTCATAAAAAAATCTTGATCAACACCTCCTTCATTTCTACGAATACTTGCTT